TGTACGTTAATGAAAACTCCAAATGCTCGAATAGAATCTATCGCCGTTTGCACTTCTGCAATCAATGCTGAATTTGGCGCACCTTCAGCCGTGAAAATATAAAGCGTCACGAATGGAATATAAAAGAACGTAGCGCCAACTTGGATCGCTTGAGTTGCGATGTCATATTGAATAACTGGCAATTCAGTTTCGATTGCAGTCGCCACAGTGATTCCAGCCACAGTTAAAGCGACGGCTTGAATCGCGGCCTGTGTAGCTGCGCGCAAAGAAACTAAAAGATTTCTAATAGTTTCTCGATAAGTTGCATCGTCTTGGGCATCAACGCCACTTGAATTTCCTGCATTTGTGCAAGTTATAGTGAGGTCTGTTAAAGATGTTTCAATGCTGTTGATAGTTCCGGCCTGCGCATTTCCATCAGCACCACCTATCAGGGCTGTAATCCCAACAGAAACAACACAATCTGGCTGCAAGCAAGCCGAGTAAGTGATTGAAGCATCACCAGTACCGGATTGTTTTGTCAGCGTGCCAGAACTTCCGCAAAGATTGTTGCCAGTGGTGTGAAGCGTTGTTTGCGCGACAATTGTAGTTGCTACTGTGAATAAATTTCCAGTTACAGAATCTTGATAAACTGCTCCTAATGTCGCATTGCCTGATACGATTGTAAAAGTTTGAAGACCAGCATCGGTAAGACTTACGTCTTCATCTGTGTCGTATTGTTGCACGTTTCCATTTGCATCTGGCTTAGTTTGAACCACTGAGGCATCAGGAATATCAACTGCTCCAGCGGCATTTGTCGGCCGACTGAATGTTATTGTATCAACGGCCTCAATAGCTTCCGGCCGCTCAAATAAAGATCCATAATGGTCGACTGCTAAAGTTTGCAAATCATCTGTGTTTCCAGTGATCTCAGGACCATTTGCCAAATCGATAAAAGTTTTATTGAATGCTAAAGTAGTTTGGCGCTGAAGCTCCATACCGCCTACTGAAAAAACTCCACCAAGTCCATCCCATATTGAGCCGTCGTTAAAATCTGTCGCTTGCGGCAATTTTTGCTGCACAGTATTTTTAAACAAATTATATAGATCTTGTGACGACGCTAAAGGTAAAGACATTTATGTATTCCCCGCATTGAATGGAGTCCAGCTCATTTTTTGCTCATTGTATCCAACTGGCGTCAAAGTTACTGCGACGATAGTTTTCTGAGGCGTGCCATCTTCAGAAGTGATTGAAACGCTCGAAACCGATTGTACTCTTGGATCTTGAGGAAATTGTTCTTGAATCAAAGATGCAATATTTTGCTGAACTGGCAAAGAGTTTGGAGCATTTTGAAACCTAGTAATTCCGATGCCGTAATTTGGCTTGTAAACCAAAGAACCTGGCACAGTGATCAGCCGATGGAAAAGAGCCTGATATAAATTTGCAAGACCGGCCACCAACTGAACATCACCACCGGCAGTCAATCGCATATCGCCAAGAAGCGATATGTCTGTGCCCATTGATTGTGTGATGCCATTTGTAATGCTCATTAGCTTATTGTCCCTGTACCAGTGGCCACTACCGTACCGCCGCTTCCGACTCCGCTGGTGACTGTTCCTACATCGTTTGTCGATACCACTGTATTAGCTTTAAGATAGTTTACAATAGCTGTTGCCAATGCGGTACAGAAATTAGCTTGATTTGTGGCTGGCTGCCCTGTCAATGGCGTGCCGACCAATGAATCAAGCTCTGAACCAATCGCACCAGCAAGTCCAGGTATTGATAAAGACATCAGACGCCCCTTTCTGTAAAGGAAATTTGCGACACGATGTTGCTAGATGACGTCTGCAAATAAGTCGTAATATCGGATTGCATTTGAGTATTCAAATTATTTAGAGCTGTTACCAATGCAGGATTTATTGTGTCTGGCACACCAGCAACAGCGCAAACAGAAGTTGGAATATCGCTCAAAACAGTGGTTAGCAAACTTACAAATCTAGTAGTGAAATTAGTTAGAAAATTTGTAAGCACATCGCCAAGAACGAGCGGATTTGTCGCCTCGATATTTGGTCGTGCAAGTCCTATCTTAGTGTCGCTACCAATATAAAGTTTTTTACCAGGACGGGCATATTTTACAGCGTCGCCAGTTTGAGCGAATTTCGGTATAGGCTCTTGCTTATTGTTGATTAATTTTAAAACAAAGCATTCGTCGGGTTCTCCATCTGCCATTCCAATAAAAGCCAAATCTTTAAGCTCTGGGAAAGTAACGTCATAAACATCAGCGAAAGTCATTTCGGCAACTACTGGTCTTCCTTCTGGCAAAATATTTATAATTACTCGCAAAATAGATCCATCCTGCGAAAGACCAATGCTAGTCACTGTGCCAATTGCTAAATGCAATCTTTGATCTTTGAAAATATCTTTTAGAAATTCCAAGTCATTCATCATGTGAGCGACCTATTTGTATTATCGATCAAGTTTTGGAATTGCACTGTCAATTTAAAACCAGAATCAACATTGATGTTCATGGCATAACTTTTAACCTGGAATCGCGGAGACATTTTGCCAATTGTTGTAGCAAATAATGCAGCAACAGCCGGATCATAGCTACGCTGTACTAAGTAATTTGTTCTATCAGAGTCATCCGATAGGCGAGAAATTGCCTCAAGATCAGGCGAATCAAGCTCAATGCAAAGAGTTTGGCCTTTTACAATTTGAGTCATGTCATAAACGACGTCTGGCGGTGTTTTTATTTGAGTACCAGAGCCAAACATTTGTTGGCTTTGCTCATCACTTGAGCCAACGGTTAAACTATTTTGAGTGCCACGACCAAGCATTTCAAAAGTTTCAAAACTTCCCTCAAGTTGCTGTAAGCTGTATTGCTCATAGGCCGCTTGTCCTATCAGCACTAAAGCTGCTTTGCTTGCGATGTTAGGATAAGGAAACGTAATGTAAGGCGCTGGCTTCAAAGCTTGAGTTGTGTCCACTGCGCCATTTGGCAAAAGAGTTGGAATCGTGACAAAATTTCCAGGCCCAGTAGGTATGCCATAAGCTTTTCCCCAACTTGCGTTTGCGTCTTCAGGTATGCGAGCTGTGACAACATCTTTCCCATTTCGAGAAATAACTTTTATGTTGAAACCTTTTAGGCGCCCAATTTTTCTTTTAAATTTTAAATTCTTTACGTTTTGTCCGTAAATTATTTTGATGTCATCAACTGTATCTGTACGCTGTTTTCCTGTTGTCTGATCTATTTGCAAGCTTTGATTTTTTGGAGTCGAAAGATAAATTGCCGCAACTGAATCACCGGCTTGATTTCTCGAAATTCCCATGTAACAAACCATACCAGCTCGATCAGCCAAATCTAAGATGATGTCCCAATACGTTTCACGCTTGCCGCCACCAGTGTTTATTCCACCGGCCAGCTTATCGCCAAATCCAGGCACATAGCTTGACAGCACTGGTAAAGACATTGGCTTTCCGTCGGTACCAATAGGCGGCACAACGACCATTTTAGCCGTTGCTGGGAAAGCCAATAAAAGCTGTGCAATAGCTTTGTCCAGAGGCAAATTAGGATAGAAAGGGCCATTTGTGCTTGGATATTTTTTATCGATCAATAAGCATGTGCTGTCACGGCCACTCATCGTTACTTTTCTGCCGTTGTCATCAAATTGAATTTCATCGTCATCAGCATAGCCAATAAAAACAGCGTTTGAAATATTTGGATTTACCTTGGTTGGGTTTCCAGGAATGATCTTTTTTACCGACCCATCTGTGTCATAGTTTGACTGAACGTCTTGCATGTAAATAACTACGCCACAAGCGCGAATGGTTCTTGGATCAAAAGGGAAATTTTTATAGTCAATTTCAAGCGAGAACGTATCAGATGTGCGATAATCATTTCGATTTATCGTTACATCGCGAGCCTGAACATTGATCAGCGTAGTGGCTTCTTTTGTCGGATCGCTTCTTAAGCCATAATCTTCCGGCAAAATTTGCAACTGGACTGCGACTCTTGGATAATAGTAGCTCATAGTTTAGGAATTTCCAAAATCGTACCAGGCACCAGAGTTGCGCTTTGCAAATTGTTGTGCTGATAAATATCAATCCAATTGTCAGAAATACCGTAAAACTTTATGCTGATGTTTTGCAAAGTATTGCCGGTCTGCACCTTGTAGCGAGCAATTGGAATTGTTAGAGCAATGGCTTGAAATTGAGCTTCCATTTGCGCCAAGTAAGTTGACATCTGGCGAGTGCCTGCCGATGCCTCTTGAATGTAAGCAATATTTGTATATGTATCGCGAACCTGCCCAGGCGCAGATCCTTGCGAGCTTAAGCCGTTGAAAGTATGAGTAATTGTATCAATCTGTCGCGTGAAAGATGAAATTTCGGCTTTCATGTTTTTGATCAGACCAAGTGCTCGCTGCGCACTTGCTTCAATACTTTGAGCTGTTGAAACGATAGTACTAACAAATCCGGTAACAAGATTGATATTTTTTGCAATACCTGAAATCAAATTGTTTATTGCACCGGCAATGCTCAATGGCATACTGGTCGGCACAGCCGAGTAAGTATCTTGGAAAAGAGCCGCCGCATTCAAAAGATTTTGATTGATTGCGCTTGGCGCCTGTTTTTCCGGCGAAGCGAAATAGTTATTTATAGGCTGCTGTTCGCTGACAATAAAAAATGTGATTTCGTAGTCAATCCAGGAAAGCTTATTCATCTTGAATTCGCCTTTTTCCAGGAAGCCCCAACGAAACCAATCGCCAGCCGATCCGTGCATACCAAATTTTAAAAGATTGCCACGTTTGATCATTTCTTTTACGGCTAAATTGTACTGATAACTTGCGCCGTAATATGATGGATCATC